TATTGAAATGTCACATATTCCGGAACTCTCATGTTAGGCCACCTTCCTTTCATATCTTGTTCCATTGGGCCAAGCACCGCCCAGTGGGAATTCTATTTCCGCGTCGCAACACGTGCTGACCGGGCTCGGACAACCACCAAACGGAACGAAATGTCCGTCTTTTAGGATCTCTTCTGCTGTCCCCATCTTGTGACATTTTGAGCATCTAAACTCGTATTCGTTCATCGTGTGGCCTCCTGTGTGTGTATTGGTGTCTTTCATGTCTTTATACTATCAGAGATAGCATATAGGTTTCAACATTTATTTTGGAGCAATGTTGGAGCAGTAAAAGTCTAATCTAGGCGCAAATCGGATAATTTCCCGGAAGAAATAGAAAATATGGAATGTATAGATTTTGGCGTTTTTCTATACATTACCGTCGAATGATTGGATTTACGTCGGAGGAAAAGGAAAGCCGAGGATGGGACTCGAACCCACGACCACCTGTTTACGAAAGGGATGTTTCACGTGAAACACCGTCGGAGTCGAGTCCTTTGTGGAGCTATTTTGGAGCAGACGAATCCAAAACTTTGACGTTTGATTCTACCAGCCGAGCTTTTGCCTCATCTGGCAAAGCCCCGATAAACTCTGACCGCTGGCTGTGTATCTGATTCGCCACCTTTGAAACCTCGGATGCTGTCTGTCTCTGTTGCTGACTGTTTTCAATCATCAATATGGGTAGCCATGCAATCGCGCACCCGAACCTGTCTACGTGTTGCCCTGTCTGCGGGTCTAAGCCTACAACTTTTGCAAAAAAAGCGCATTTGTGCCGGACGCATTCGCCTTTCACTAACGGGCAAAACTCTCCGTCTTTTAGGTCTTTACCGAACATCAATCTTTTGAGCAGAGAAGGACATCGATATAGGCAAATGCCGATGCGCTACCGCCTGATCCTGTCGCCCCGCCGTGGGAATGGTTCGCGGCTGTGTCTGTCGTAGGCGTAACGCCGACATACGTCGAACTGCCGCCCGTAAGCGTCCCGAGTGGCCCCGTAGGAGATCCCGACAAATAGCCGATATCAGCGGACAGCCCTTTGCTAGGCTGAGTGTTGTATGTCGCCAGAATGTGGGCGTGTGTACCGTCTGCCGAGATCGTGTGAGTGTGCGCTGAAATCCCCGCGCTGAAGGCAACAGACCCGCCAGAAGTGCCTCCGGTGCTAGAAACAACCCGCAGAGCCTTGTCATTCTGAGTCGTGACCTTTGTCCAGCCTACAGGAGCGGAAGCCTGATAGAACAGCATGACCGCTCCGGCAGGTATCAGCGTCCCGATATCGTCCCATGAAGACCCATTGTCGCGCTGTAAAGAATTGCGAGTTGTGTCGAAAAATAGACCATATTCGCCAGCGGTGGGGCGGTTCAAAGTCGTATCTTTAAGACCTCTATATCGGTAAATCGGCGCAGACGTATCCGAGCCCGGAAACTTGGCCTCTACGCCGTCAGTATCTTGTCCACGTAATGCCCCTTCTAAATCAGTCTTCAACTCTCGAATGATATCGTCGCCCTGACTGGCGGCATCTGTCCCGGCGGGTTTCGTTTTATCCCAAACCATTTTGAATCCTCCATTGAGCTACAATGTCCGTCTTGTGAAAATTACCGTCCCGTTGTTTATCAGGGCCTACTTCTCCGACCTGAGAAAGCGCGTCTTTTTTTACATCATTGCGGCTGAAATTCTGTGCCTTGGCATAGGCGATATTCTTCGTCATTACAAACTTATCAAAGGCGACTTTTGGGACTGGCGCGTATTCCTCACCGTTTTTCTCATGCCGTTCATCTACAATTCATTTGTCGCTGTCTGGCGGCTTATTCGCCGCCGAACGCCTTCGCCTGTTTACGGGACAACCCGCCGACCTTCACCCTCTCCGCGTTAAATTTTATCGACTGACGAACCCCGACGCTCCACCTACGCGCCTCGTCTCTGTTCTTGATGGTTTTCTTCGCGTAATCTCCGATCATTTTCGCCGCAAGTGAAGGATCGCGTTTGTAATTTGCCATCCACCGCGCCGCTTCCTTCGGAGGTACGCCTTCCTGCTGTTGAAAGAAATCACCAAACTCTTGAAGGCTCATTTTTTGCACAGGGGCTGATTGTTCAACCGCTTTTGACGGAAGACTAAACGCCGGAGGCTTCGGAGTCACATCAGGAGCTTGGACATAGGGCTGTGGAGCTTCCAAGTCCGGGGGAGCAGACGGACTCCCATCGTCAATGTTGTCCACAATGCTCTTAAAATCCTTGTTCTCCATGAGCCTATTCGCTGTTGAGTCAAAAGTCTTTTGACCACGACTTAAAGCTTTACGGAGTGTTGCCGCGTATTCACCAAAAACAGCCGGAGCCTCTCTGAGCAGAATCCCGATCTTTCTAGTTGCCGATGCTCCGGCTGTTACGCCGTACCGTTGCAGGGCTTTTTTTGCCAATATTGTCCCAACGCCTCCGGTAAGATCGCCAACACCAGCCCCAACGCCGCCAGCGATCAAATCCGTAAGAGATAAAAGGTTGTTCCCGGTTTCGCTAGACAGCCGATTTTGTAACGCGGCCTTCATGTCCTCTGCCGCTTTGTAAACACGCTTCGCTTGAAGAAAATTCTTTACATCTCTCCCACCAGCCACCATCGCAGATTCGAGTTGTTTATCGATATTGTCTCGAAATACTCCGTAAATGCTTTTTTTTACCTCGTTCACTGGCTTGGATTTTGTGGTGTCCCAATTCGCCCGAAGATTCCCTTTCAGCTTGTTTGCTTCATCCCACGGCAAAGGTCTATCCCCGTGCGCTTGAATCGTTTCAATGGCATCGTCAATCGCCGCATTTTGAGCATCGTAATCCCCGCCCCTAAGAACCTTCCCAGCGTTTGAGCGTGGGCGAAGTTTGTCTAGTTCAGAGACTGCTTTTTTCTGATCAAAAAGAAACGCTTCTCGCGCCTGCGGAGGTGTTTTAGATGATAAAGATCGTTTTGCGCCTCTGTTCTCTGTCTTTAATATTGATCCAATCTCCTGCCCAGCTCGCTCACTCAAAGCATTGACCCGATCAAGCATTTGCTCAGGAGTAGCACCCGGAGTGATGATTCCTTCATCCATTGCAATTTTTGATGCTTCGGCGGCATTTGCGGCTTTTCCCTCTGTATTCAAAAAGCGTTTTGTAAACCCTAAAGATCGTCTAGCAAGATCAGCGGACGCTGTTTCTGCCGTGCGTGCGATCATCGGGGTGGCGCGTTTAGCGATCCCCGCTGTAGCCCCTAGGGCTGGGATGAGGTTTACCGCCTGACTAACAGGATTCTCGTATGAATAATTTTTGAAGTCCGTTACGGGGCGAACTATTTCTTTTGCCATCGCTGGCGCACTGTCGCGGAAGGAAAGCGCGTTTTGTCCCATCGTCGTTTCTGAAATAGGCGTTCCGCGTGAAAGCTCAACATTTGTTTTTATGAAATCACGCGGAATGTCATATGCCGCTTTCTTGAAAATCATTGCTGGGGCCGTAGCAAGTCTCCCCAGATCAGCCGCGGCGTTTTTTACAAATCCTTCGACTGTTTTCGGTTCATCCGTCTGAACAGGAACAGCGCGAGACCGCCATCCTCCGGCAGATGCTGGAGCCGTGTCAACAGATATGGCTCTATCGCGCCAGCTCACGGAACCACCGAGAATCCGTCTTTTTGTGCATCTTCTAAATCGCTTGAAGGGATCTCGAGAGTTTCTTTGCCATTAGATACGCGGACTTTTCCGCTCCCGCCGGGTGGAGTACTTCCCGCAGATGCTCCTTCTTTTGCATACCCAAGAATTTTAAGTTTATTTTCAACCTTCGATTTCATGTATGCGTCAGCTGTGTCCAACGCCCCCAGCATACCGGCCTTCGTTTTGAAGAATCCGGGGCCCGGAACGGGTTTTTCTATAAATGGGATGTCCGATGCAGAAAGAACGCCAAGCTGAGCCATGTTCTTGACTGTCAGCTGTAACTGTTTTGCATAGGCTTCCATCTGAGCCTGAACGCTTCTATCTGTTATCTCTGATGTCCCGTGCTTTTCGATCAAAGCCCTATATGCCTTTAATCCATCTTGAAATGAAATAGATTCAGCCACCGCATCACGCATTTTCCGCGCTTCAATATCGTCGACTTCAACCTGCCCTGTTCTTGCATATCCGGGAATCTTTTTTGTTTTGTCTTCAACCAATTTTTTTTCTGCATCTTTTTGCATTTGATACGAAAGGCTCGGAGAAATCATGCCGACTGCATCCGGAGCCTCCGGGTCTGTCGGCTTTCGCGTAATTTCTCCAGTCGCGGAGTTCATCGTTCCAATCCTGACAACACCTTTTTCATCCTTGTATTTCTCTGCAGAATAGCTGGGCTGTTTTGGTTCTACAGTCTTCCAAGTTCTCGCTAAATACCCCTGATCGTTCGTTTTAATTCCCATCTCAAGTTTTTGAACTGGCATGACAGGCGCATTTGGGTTTGTGGCATTGAGCGCCTGCTTCGTCTGTTGTTCGATCTGCTGGCGTAGCATCCGGTCTTCTTCTTCCATGCGCTTCTGTTGTTCCCTCTGCTGTTGAAGGTCTAGAATCGCTTTCGCGCGCGCGTACTGGTTCTGCTGTGCAGACGAAACGCCACCTGCAAATCCTTCAAGTAGTCCTAGAAGTGGGCTCTTTTCGCCTTGAATTCTCAGTAAAGTTTCAGATGCGCTTGCCATAAATTCCCCCTTATGCCGTCTCCCACATATCTTGATACTGAGGGCTCATCCGACCGTTGGACACGCTAGGCGCGGCTGTAGAAGCTCCGCCAGACCCTCCTGTAAATAGTCTTTGTCCGATGATCGTTCCGCCTATCTGTCCTGCCATATTAAGGAGTTCTTGATATGGGTTATATTGAACTGGCATTGAATAGTTTCCATTTGCGACTGATGTCGCCGCCTGTATTGGGAGCTGTAGCTCCTGCCGTCGTCTCAATAATTCAGCATCCCGCGCCTTAATCGAGGCATCATTCAATTGTCTTGTCAGTCCACCGTACTGCATCGCAGATCCAATGCGATTCTGTGCAATGTTCTCCTGTGCGCTTCCAGACTGGAAGGCAAGCGGAATTGCTTGCAGTTTTGCTTGAGTATCGCGCTGTAGTGCCTGATCGGTTAACCGAGCAAGTTCAGAAGTCAAAGTTTCATTGCCTCGCGCCTGTACGTCTCCAAGGCTCTTAATCGTGTTTGTTGAGTACAGATTCCCCATGAATGACGAATTGCGTTTTGCGGCATTGGTTGCATCTCTCGTTTGGCGGGAAACCTGCGCTTTGAACGGGTCGAACTGCGCGGCAACGTCTTGTGGGCCCTGATTGAGGATATTTTGGATAGCCTGATCGCCCATTCTGTATTGATCCGGGATGCCAGATTGAAGGAGATTCTGTAGACTGGAGAGGCCCTGATCTTCTATGGCGGTTGTGTTGTAATCGCCATATCCAAGAGGTACAGCCGCGCCAGCTTGGAAATCGCCCCATTTCCCAGTCTTGGAGTATTCAGCGAGGGCTTGTCGCGCTTGTGTGACCTCGGGCGGCTCAGTCTGCATCGTCTTTTTCTTCAAAAGTTCTTTTCCGACGTTATACAGGCCACCTGTCGCCGCCCCGAGTCCAACATCTTTAAAGCTGATTCCCATATATCCCCCTAGAAAACGATAATCTTTGCCGTCGTAGAAGACGCCGAGCTTTTTAAGTAAACAGCCGTCGAAGTCCACGCCGTCCCGCTGTCGTAAAGGGTCGCGCTTTTGTCTAGATTCACTACAAAGAATCCGACCGGGACACGCTTCAACGTGTGGGCTACTGTGTCCTCTGTGTTTGCAGAAACATTGCTCGTATACGAAAGAATCTGACAGTCAAGGTTGTCTACGACGTTGACGCTATGCTCAAACATATTTGCGAGGTTCGTCATGGCCTGATTCAGCACGCGAAGTAGATCCTCGTCAAACTTACGAAGCTGTCCGTAGAGCGGGGCATAAAGCGATGAAATGTTCAGCTTTGGGAATATCATCCTGCGAAAACCGCCTCTCTCGGTACGGAAACAAGCGAGAACTGTTTCATTGAAAAAGTTTCATTGTCTCCGCTGTGGTTTACACGCAATCTGCACCGTGCCGAAAGCGTGTCGAAATAGACAACCTGCGGGGAGTAGTCGCTGGGATAGTCTGACGTTAACGTAATCGTTCCAGCCGATGTCCACGAAGAACCGCCGTCAATTGAATAGAAGACCTCTGCAGTACCGCTACCCTTTGCCCAAAAGTGTGCGCTCTGCCATCTCATCAAAATGTTCGGGTCAAGCTGGTAATCGACAGACGTGTAATCCTTTGAATCCCATTCGGCAACTATTGCGTCTCCGTTGTCTGTAGACCCTGCGTTTTGTTTGGTGACTACACCGTCCGAGAATCCGAAAACATAGATAGGATTGAGGGATGCCAAAGATAGAGAGTTCCACGGGCCTGTCCATGAATTCCACGTATAAGGCAAATCATTCCATGCTACTTGTCCGACAGTGTTTTTATATTCGCCGACTGCCGTAATGTTCGTCCGTTCATCTTTGTGAACCTGACGGGTTGCATAGTTGTACTTGTAGATCGCCGCTGGTTCTGTGTCGCTTCCGATGACGACACCACACCACACCTCGTCTAATTCCTTGATAACTTTTGCCCATGATTTGTAGGCATAGGTTGGATTGAGCGTTTCCCGTATTTCGTCATTGATCGGCGACTCAATAAGCGGAGCCGTCATACCGTTAAACAGCCGGAAACCATCCCGAGCTAGGAAGAATTGCTCTCCCGTCGGCAAACTCTGAATAGTTCTATGAGCGACGGCCCCCGCCCCTGTTTCCCGTCGCTCAAATCGAATAACCGATGCCGTGTTTGTTAGCTGTCCGACGTAGATCGCGTTCTCTTTGTGAATAGTCACAAACTGAGAAAGAAGACCGCCGCCCGTGATCTCTCCGGAGTCTTCCAGAAGATCAGCCGCCCCTGCGTTTGTCGTTAGCTGGTCGTATTCTTCAGGATCTCCAGTGTCTGACCACTGCACACGCCACGGATACCGATTGCCACCGTCGGTAATGTTTAAAAGGAGAAGAATGTCGCCGAAGAACAAAACAAACTTTGCAAGCGGAGGAGATCCACCGAGGACTGCATCGTTAACGCCTCCGACATACTTTCGAATAGCGTCTCGTCCATTTGTGTAAACCATGATCCGAGTTCCGCTCAGAATCGGGAGTGCGTAGGAAATCTGGTCGCTGGTTGTCCCAGTCAAAGCCGCATGAGCCCTGCTAGACCACGCCAGAGTAGTTTTGTTGAACTCTTCAAACTTTGTTGGCCCGATGCGCGTAAAGTAAAACGCGCTTCCGGTATCAAGTTCTGCCAATTCTTGAACACGTTCCCCTAGGCTGTCTCCTGCACTTTCGGTTCCCGGTCTTTTCTCAATAGTTGATTTTCGGATGCGGATGTTTTTACCGTTTGTGGTCGCTTGAGATGCGACGTATTCACCCGGCTTGGAGTAATCCAGACCAAAGATGGGGAGCGGGATAGATAGTTTTCTCTTTGATCCCATTAGCAGTCCCTGTACACGGTCACCCTGACGGCTCGTCTATTGCGGCGTTCTTTGCGGTCGATTTTCTCCAAACCTTCAAGCCATTTGTTCCTATATTTTTCTTCTTGAATATCGTTTTCCACCATCGCATACAGCCTGAACAAAACGCCATGCTTTAGGATCTCTCTGTAATCTGTTTTTGTAAACGGGACTGAAAGGGTCGAGGATGTGACCAATATCGCCTCGTCAGACGTATAAGAAAGGACGTAGGTATAGCTTGTCGAATCAGGTACAGGGCCGAGCAATACTTGCCCCCCGAAAACACAGTAATGACGAGGACGCCCTCTCTCGCTGGATTGTGTTCCCCATTTCCCGTATTTGTTGTCATAGATTTCCTTTGAAATAGGCGTGAGGTAGAAACCATTGCCAGAATCACGAATATAGACATCGGAAACAAATGACGAAAAATCGGATTCAAGGTCTAGGCGGTATTCGCCGAGAGTTGAAATCGTGTCTGTGAAAGCTGTCTCTGCTTCTTCGCGACTTGTCCGGATCTCTCTGCGAATTTCAGAGATTGATTCGTTTATCGCGTCGTAGGCTTCTACAGATTTGTCTGTGCGCTTGAATGTTCGGATGACGTATGAATAGAAATCAGATCCGGACATTTCTCCGGATACCGAATCACTTGAAGAAGAAACAGATGATCCATCCCAGTCGACAGATCCGACTCCAGCAATAGGATCGCCTTCTGATCCGCTACCGATGTAGTAATAAATCTCATATACGCCTGAGTCTGTAATACCAGACGGGAAATCTCCGACGTAAACGCCGGAGATCCCCTGCTCTGACATTGTGATCGTGTAATCTGGATAGCTGGACGAATCGTAAGCCTCAAACGCTGATCCGTTCCATCGGCGTTTTGCCGAATTCAGAACGTGGGCATATACTGTGTTGCCTGTCCCTGCGCCTGTGCTTAGTTCGTTCGCCATAACGTAACCCCTTTAATCAGCCAATCTTTGAAGTAGCGGTAGCTCGGGTGTAGATTCCGAGAGTCGCAAGAATTGCGAAGATCCATTCGGGAATAGGCGGCAACCCAAAACTAGCGGAGGCAGTTCCGTATGCGGAGAGAAGAACAGCCACAACACCAGTCCAGATTGTTTTTGACTTATACCACTTCTTTTTTTCGTCCATTTTCCCATCCTCCAATTTCAGTTTTGACTTTAAGAACCGTCCCAAAAGGCTTGCTACCCATTTCGGCATATAGACCCCTGATCTACGGAAGCGACGGCTTCCATGCGTAAAGTTTCGGCTTATCGGAAAAAGCCCAGTTAATGCCCTTCCCGATAAAGTTCTCTTTCCCAACATTTGCCACCGTCGGGACTTCTCCCCATCGACCAGAGTATTTCGGTCGCCCGGGGCAAATAATGTTTACGTGTCCATGCTCAGATCCACGGATCGCCGCAATAATCAGCGTCCCGCCATTTGCCAATTCCTGAGCCTTTTCAATATTGATTTCAGTCCAATCGTTCGACGTTTGGAGCGCGTCACAAATTTGATTTGCAAGCATCTTTCTGAATCCGCGAAATCCGTAGATGTCGCAAACGTCAGAAACAAACATATTGCAGTAGGTCATTCCGTCCCTTGGCTGATACTCCGGACGGGCGAATGGGATATGAATTGCATCGAGTAGCGTCAAAAGGTTACGCATTTGAGGTTTTGTGTATCCTGTCCATTCTGTGTGAATAGTGAACGTCGAACTCCAGCCTTTGGACGTGGCACTTTTCACAATCCCAGACCATATGCCTTGAAACAGTTTTACAGGCGACATAATCGCCACACACCGGGCATTGCTGACTCCCAATATCTGCAGGAGTCACACTGATACCAGATGCCGCGTTCATCTACAGCGTCCCACTGGTAAGCCATTAGAGTTCCGCAATTTTTGCAAGGCTTCATAAACGCCCACCATGTGTAAAGTCCTACCCAACCAAAATGTTGAAGGCAAATAGTTCCAAAAATATTTTAGGCATCAATTTGATCGTCACGGTTGCCAGTGTGCCGCGATCCATTTCCAGACTGCAATTCCTATGCCTCCAAAAAACGCCAAAAGAATTGCAGAGAACACTTTCAGCGGCGTTTTGAGCTTGTTGTTCAAATCCTCTAGCGGTTCCAGACGTTGGCAGAATGTTTCGCGCCAATCTCTAGAAGCCTGCTGATCGCGTTCGTACCGATCCAGAAAATCATCCAGCTTCTGCTCTGTGCGCGACGCTATTTGATCCGAAACTCTTCTGAAATCCTCGTCTGTCATCTGAAAATCCCCCTGCCTCGTAATTGTGAGCGGCCTCTGATGTATTTGCGCGGAGCATCTTCAGCTAAAGATTCAAGCTCAAGCTGGAAGGCGTTCAAAATGTTGAACTTGCTCGAATTGTCCGGGTATCGCAAAGCGAAATAGAACGTGTTGTCTGAGACTGTCACAGTGTGCGTGCTGATCTTTGGCGAGTAGTTGGTAGTGCCTACAAGTGAACGGTAGGCGGCAGAGGACAAGACGATTGATCCCTGCGTTTCTATGGCGGCGACAAGGCTTGATGTTCCAGAGTTTCGGCCTAGATTCAGCTTGAGGGTATAGACTCCGTTTGGAACGACTGCGCTGAAGACGGAATCCGAAGCCCCCACTTTGGACGTGTACCATAAACCGATGTCTGTGTGTCCGCCCCACGATGCCTGTGGATTGCTGGTGTCCTCTTGGTAGTACCACTGCATGAGCGATCCCGTAGGTTCTGCCCACCAGTATTTTCCATCTGCATCAGGCCCGTAGTTCTGCCCAGAGTAGGGGATAACAGGACTGCTGATAGTCCCGGCCTTGCCACCGTAATCTATGCGGATGCCGTCTTCTGGGTAGACTATCAGGGCCAGCGTGGCCGGAGATGTTGAGTCTGTTACAGCCGTAATAGTGACGACAGCAGAAGAGTAGCCGACCTGCGTAGACGGTGGCGTGTACAAGCATCCAGAGGTCAGCGTGCCTATGACGGGCGTCATAGAGCAAGTGACTGCCGTCTGCGTAGACCCATTCACCCAATAGGGGATTGAGAAAGCAGACATACCAGCCATCACCGAAAGCGTCCCGGAGTTCACCGGGTGGGCTGTGTTCTTTGTCCCTACCGTAACCCCCTGCACAGCGATATAGACAGTGCTGGTTGAGTTGTCGACTGTGTTGGTGGCTACAACAATGGCGTAGTTGTTTGGAGTGGCATTGTATGGATTCGGGTATTTGACCCGTGTTGTTGCGGTCGAAACCATAAGGCTCGACTCGTCTACTTGCTCGAAATCCGTAAAGTCTAGAGAGCTGTTTGGAATCTCTACAAACAGAGCGTTGTATGTGGTGGTATCTGAGGCCACGTTAGACATAGCCTGAATGTGCCCCGTGATCCCTCCGTCAGAATCAAACATTCCGTACTTCTTCAGGGCACGAATGACTGCGACTGCTGGCGTGCTGAATCCGGCCTCACTAAATGACTGCTTGAGTCGGAGGCGAGATCCGTACTCGAAGCAGGGGGTAGTGTTGGAGCACCCAGCGGCGGTTGCGTGATTGGTTGCGGGCCACGATGATCTGGCTAAGTGGTATCCGTTGGCAAGCGTGAAGCGTAAAGCATGGTTGATCTGCCCCGCTTTTAGCTCTTCGTATCTGAGAGCCAGTGGGAATACCTGCATTCCAGCGGCATCTGTTCCCCCATCGTAGGCTGGGAGATCGTAGGACATAGGGCCATACTGCACACCGCTCTGAGCGTTACAGCTTAGGCATTCCGCTGTATTGGTTCCGAACGGGTAATAGTTGTAAACCTCCTGCACGCGGCAGGTGTCCGTGTTGACTCCTAGAATGTGGCGGTCTTGGGCAAAATAGTCATTCGGGTAAAGGTTTGTCTCTACCCCACGATAGCGGTTAGGCAGGAAATAGTAGGTTGCCCCGTTCTGGGTTGTCGTGTACCTGAAAACCATGCTGGAGCCTGTTACGTCAGCTGTCCCATAAACGTTCGGCGGGAATGACTGCTCAAAAGCTATTGGGGCCGCCCCGATGTTATTAACGCGGGTTGTGCTGTTTGGATGAACTGGAAGGCTTGTAATGTCTACGTTCCAGATTGCGTCATCCGGCACAAGAGGGCAACCAGCAAACACGTTACGGTTTTGAATAGTTGACGGGGCTGTATACAGCCCATTGGAATCAATCGACCCCACGCTGCCCGGAGCCAGCGACCAAACTACCGTATTGGTAGAGGTGAACTGGACAGTTTTGGTTGTCTGCACAGTGGCTGTAGAAGGGCTGATAGTTGGCCTTCCACCAGAAGAGGGCAATGCTGGCATAGCCCCAATCGTCCCGCCATCATGGGCGGCTGTAGCCAGAGCCGAAGCCTGCGGCCTGTACCCATACTGCACCCATCGGACAAGCGTTTCAATCACGTCTGCACTAGAGGCTCCTATTGTCGAGTCCGTGAACGTGCGACCGTTGCCTATAGAATCCCGGATACTCTGATACGTATTGAACTCCCAGCAATTCGTCCAGTTAGAGAGCGTTTGAACGCCCGGTTCTGGGTTAGAACTGGAGCATCCCGCTTTGTTCACATAGCGGAAATTGATTGTTGCGCCAGCGTAGTAGGT